TGGAACTACAACGGAGATCCCTTCCTAGAGCCTAAGAGAGGCGTAGACGCCTTCCTAGCCGTATGTGAGGGTCAGTACACCATTATTGAATCTGGCTATCAGTTGTGGATTGAGAAGTGCTAGATAACGCCTGCTATGAGGTCTTTCATACGGATACTGGAAATAACTTACGCAATAAATCTTATGAAGGAATTGTAGAGGCGCTCTCTTTCTTGCCTCGTCTTGGTTCACCCACTATGTACTTAAATACAGCAGATAAGGCTGAGGCTTTCGTTAATCAGACACCTGGTTTTAAAGTCAACACAGTCCATGATTACTGCCAGCCAGGTGAGACATTCCCACCATCTGCTGGTGTTGTTGGTGTGTGGGCTAGTAACTACCTGGCGTATAAGAAATTCCTAGAGACAGATTACGACACCCTAATTATTTTTGAAGATGACATTCTAGTGAGTAAGAACTTCAAAGAGATTGTCACCATGTACATGCAGGAGTTAATGCCCATCTGGGACTTCTTCTCTTTCTTTGTTCCAGATGATTCCCTGTTTGCATATAACCAGGAGGTGCATGATTTTGGTGAGGAGTACACCTGCCGTTCATATCAGCAGTGGTCGTGTGCAGGGTATGCAGTCAGTCGCAAGGGTGCACAACGAGCAGTTGAAGATGTGGAATCACGAGGTATCAACTGCCCAGTAGACTGGTACATCTTTAACTTCCGAATGAAGCAAGAAGAAAATCAGATGCGGTTTAACACCTTCACCGTAAAGCCAGGCGTATACCGACCTATTAAATTTTTACAAGAGGCAGCACAAGTTAGTCAGATACATAGAGGTAGTACAGAACTGCTTTAGTTACATTCCACCAAGCATCATGACGTCTGCAAGTGTTGCACTTCCTGACGGAGAAGTTCCAGTAGTACCTTGTGTACCTAGAGTACCTTGAACACCTTGAGTACCTGCTGTACCTTGGGTACCTGCTCCAGTTGCACCTTGAGTACCGAGGGTTCCTTGGCTACCTACAGTTCCCTGTGAGCCTACAGTACCTTGGGCTCCTACAGTTCCTTGGCTACCTACGGTACCTTGGCTACCAAGAGTACCCTGAGTACCTACAGTACCTTGGCTACCTACAGTTCCCTGTGAGCCTACAGTACCTTGGGCTCCTACAGTTCCCTGAACACCAGTATCACCCTTATCACCAGTACGAGCAAATGTAACTACAATGTCATCTGAATTAGACAGTGTTCCGTTACCAGATACGTAAGAGCAGTTAACTGTAAACCAGCCAGTGTTATCTGTAAGAGAACCAATTGTGTAGAGTTTAAATATGCTGTCATCAAACTTCTTAGAGACACGGAAGTGACCTCTGATAGTTGATGTCGAGTCATCAATTGTGTTTAAGAATGTTGAGAGGTCTGTTGCAGCATCATCACTTGCATCGATGTACATAGCCGTTGCTGTTGTAGGAGAGGCATTGAAGCGAAGGTTTCCTGCACCTGGATCAGCCGCTGTTGTTGTAGTGCTGAAGGTGTAGTCAAATGAAGCGCCACCAAAGTTACCTGCAGAACCTTGTACACCTAGAAGACCTTGTACACCTGGAGTTCCCTGTGTGCCTTGAGTACCTTGTGCACCGAGAGTACCTTGAGTACCTTGAGTACCTTGAGTTCCTACGGTTCCTTGAGAACCTAGAGTTCCTTGTGTACCTTGAGTACCTTGTGATCCAACAGTTCCCTGTGTACCTTGAGTGCCTTGAGCACCAGTTGTACCCTGAGCACCAAGAGTTCCTTGTGTACCTAGAGTACCTTGTGAACCTACAGTGCCCTGTGCACCTGTAGTTCCTTGAACCGTTGGGACAGAGACATCGATAGCGTTACCGTTTAGCGCAAATGTAATGTTGCTGCGAGTTCCGCTAGTAAGTGCGTTGTAGGTATGTTGAACTGTGTGATAGAGGTTGGTTGTACCTTGAGGAAGATCGTCTGTGTTATCTAACGCAGCGCCAGAGATAAGGCCAGCAATATCACTGGAGTCTAAGAAGTAATCTAGGCTGCTCCATACGGTAGCGCCACCAACACCAATCTTAAATTTTCCAGTATTGGTCTCAAAACCAATCTCACCAGCGGCTAGGACTGGATCTGCAGTGCTCCACTGAGTAGCGGTTCCACGTCGGACTTGGATTCTAATTGCCATTAAGCGTTTCCTCCATCGAAGGTTGTCTCAAAATCAGTAGTGCCTGCACTTCCACCATCTAGAGTAGTAGTGTCATAGGATGAACCCACGACTCCACCATCTTCTGTTACTGGTTGAATATTTGGCAAAAATTCTATCCAACTAACTCCGTTGTACACGAAGAAACTTTGGCTAAGAGAGTTAAAGTAGACGTCACCATCGTACCGTCCAGCAGGTTCTACTCCGCTGGACAGTACGTTGATAGGGACGAGTGCTTTTCTGCTCATGTGTTACGCCTTGACTACCACTCTGTATGCCTGAGATGTAACTGGGGCAACTGCAAATCCGATTGTGACTGTAGAGGACGTTACATAAACAACATCTGTTACAACTTCGGCTTTAGTAGTGGTATCCCATACAGTAACCATAATGTCTGTAGTTCCAAGACTGTGAGTTACTGTGAACTGTGTAGTTCCAGTTGCTCCACCATCTGTGGAATCTCCAGTGATGGTTGCTGCGTAAGTTCCAAGTTGACCAGAGGTACCTTGAGCACCGATAGTTCCCTGAGATCCAAGAGTACCTTGAGTACCGAGAGTACCCTGAGTTCCTGTTGTACCTTGAGAACCTACTGTGCCTTGAGCACCCACGGTGCCTTGAGCACCTGTAGTACCTTGTACACCAGTAGCACCGTCTAGGTTGATTGACCATACAGCGTATGTTCCTGAACCTCTAACGTCATTGACGTTTACAACCAGTGTGTTAGTTCCTGCTGTGTAACTTACTACAGTGGCAGACATGTTGTTGTTTACATCGTAAGCAACTACTACGTCTTGACCTACTGAGTATGAAAGATCTGCATCAGCCAGTACAAAACTTACGTTGTTTGCTACCGCAATTGCACGTGAGGTTGTAGAGGTTGTCTTGTAGCGGTCAGAGTGTCCCTCTGTACCTTGAGCACCAACGGTACCTTGAGCACCAACTGTGCCTTGTGTACCGACAGTACCCTGGCTACCAACAGTACCCTGAGAGCCAACGGTTCCTTGTGATCCAACAGTACCTTGGGCGCCTGTTGTACCTTGAGCACCTTCAGTTCCTTGGCTACCTACAGTTCCCTGGCTACCGACAGTTCCCTGGGCTCCAGTTGTACCTTGGGCTCCGACAGTTCCTTGGCTACCTACAGTTCCCTGGCTACCAACAGTACCCTGTGCGCCAGTTGTACCCTGTGTACCGTCTGTACCTTGGCTACCTACAGTACCTTGGGCACCTGTTGTACCCTGTGCACCAGTGGTGCCTTGGCTACCAACAGTACCTTGGGAACCTACTGCACCTTGTGCACCAAGGGTTCCTTGGGCACCGACAGTTCCTTGAGTTCCTGTTGTACCCTGGCTACCAGTTGTACCTTGAGAACCAACATCACCAGTACGAGCAAACGTTACAAGAACATCACTAGTATCTGGAATATCTCCGCTACCTACAAGTGGAGTTACATCTAAGTTGTACCAGCCAGAGTTATCAACCATTGAGTTGATTGCCCAAAGGCCAAATACCGCAGTATTTCCTTTAACAGTTATCTTTACATGGCCCTTAATTGGTGATGTTGAGTCATCAATAGTTTGTAGATAAGCAGCCATATCAAATGCGTTAATATCATTTTGATCAATTGCAATGTGTGTTGAATTTGAAGTATCTGCAGTATTGAATCTAATTTTTCCTGAACCTGGATCAGCCATTGTTGTACTGGCTGCAGTTTCGTACTCAACAGTTACACCGCCGAAGTTACCTTCTTTACCTTGTACACCCTGAGTACCGTTTGTACCTTGAGCACCTAAAGTACCTTGGCTACCGACTGTTCCCTGGGCACCAACTGCTCCTTGAGCACCAAGAGTACCCTGTGATCCGACAGTTCCCTGTGAACCAACTGTACCTTGACTACCGACTGTACCTTGTGATCCGACAGTACCTTGGCTACCAACTGCTCCTTGTGATCCAACAGTTCCTTGAGTACCTTCAGTACCCTGTGCTCCTACAGTACCCTGCGAACCAACAGTACCTTGTGATCCCACAGTTCCTTGAGCACCAGTAGTACCTTGAGCACCAACAGTTCCCTGTGAACCAACTGTACCTTGAGATCCTACAGTTCCTTGTGCACCTGTAGTGCCTTGAGAACCTAAAGTACCTTGAGTACCAACAGTTCCTTGTGCTCCTGCTGTTCCTTGTGCTCCTTGAGCACCAAGATCACCAGTACGAGCAAATGTAAATAGAAGTTCTTCGCCATTGCTAAAGGTTCCGTTACCAGAGACGTAAGCAACGCCAACAGTAAACCAGTTTGTTTGATCAGTAACACTAGCGATTGTGTAAAGAGCAAAAACAGAAGTATCATTTTTCTTAGATACTTTTACGTGACCCTTGATAGTAGAGGTTGAGTCATCAATAGTTTGTAAGAAGTTAGAGACATCGTAGTTACCATCAGAAGGGTTGATGTCTAATGCAAGAATTGTTGCTGAGGCTAACGTAGTGTTATTTAGACGAGCATAGTTGTCGCCTGGGTCTGACATACTTGTGCTATTACTGTATGTGTACTCAACTGTAATACCACCGAATGAACCTTCAGTACCCTGTGTACCTTGCGCTCCGTTGTTTCCGTCAATACCTTGTATACCATTAGTACCTTGTGAACCTACTGTGCCTTGCGCTCCTACAGTTCCTTGTGAGCCTACTGTTCCTTGTGAGCCTACTGTTCCTTGGCTACCGACAGTACCTTGTGATCCAACTGTACCTTGAGCACCATTAGAACCATCTAGACCTTGAGCACCTGCTGCTCCTTGGGCTCCTACAGTTCCTTGGCTACCGACAGTACCTTGTGCACCAACGGTACCTTGCGCTCCTACAGTTCCCTGTGCACCGACAGTGCCTTGAGAACCTGTTGCTCCTTGTGTACCAAGGGTTCCTTGTGCGCCTACAGTTCCCTGTGCGCCAGTAGTTCCTTGAGTACCTTGGCTTGCGTTAATCCACGCAGTACCATTCCAGGTCTTTACAACCTTGTCGTTAGTGTCATAGTAAATCTGACCTTCGACTGGTGATGCTGGGGCTGAGACTGTGGCAAGGTTTTGAATACGAGCATTCTGTAATTCAAGTTTGCCTAAATCAATTGGGGTTAAAAACTTACGGGCCACGGTTTATCTCCTTAAGATAAGTAGGCATTACCTGAGAAAGCGGATTGGAAGGAGACCGTTAGTGAGTTCGAATTAGTGTACGCAATTTCACCTTCAACAATGTTACCAGCAGAGTCTATAACTGTAACGTTAGGCTTGAAGCCTAAATTATGAGTAATCGCCCAGGAACTACTGGCTGCTCCTTGCATGTGAGCATATGAGACACGAGCAACTGTAAAGTACTTATTTGTTGTGCCTTCTGAAACATCGTCTGTGTTATCAATTGCTGCTCCACCGATACCAGAAGCACCTTGAACACCGATAGTTCCTTGTGTTCCTTGAGTTCCAGCACCAGTTCTACCTTGTGTTCCTTGAGTACCTAGTCCTTGGGTGCCTTGTACACCCTGTGTACCTTGGGCGCCTCTGACTCCCTGGGTGCCTTGAGCGCCGCTTCCGCCACCACCAGTACCTGAAGATTCAAGAGTGCCTTCTGGTGTTGTAATCAGGACTACATCATTGACTGCAATTGGGATTGTTGCAGACCCTGGACGGGTGTACTGATTTGTCATTGGCTTACCTCTTTTGTAACGAAGATTATTCCAGAGACGTAAGTGTGAGTTACGTTATCTGCGTCTGTTAATTGTACGTCATAGTAGGACTTGCCAGGAAGTAAACGAGTCTGAGCACCTGTAAGAGAAAGAACCAATGTTCGTTGATTATCGCCATCTTCAACAATATTTGGTTTTGTTACAGTGAACTCAGTGACTACCACTGCTGCACCTGGAAGTGATCTGATCTCTGCCAGTGGGGTTAAGTTATTAACCTCAAAGTCTAGACGGATAGAGAACTCGTATGCATCGCCTTCGTAAATATTGAGGTCTTGAACAACAGTGGTTGGAGTTGGTTTGACATTTCCATAGGTAGGAATAGGTATACGAACTCTGGTCTTAGGTGACTTGTTGTCAATTTCTTGTGGCTCAAATACTGGCACGTACTCGTTGGTGGTTTTTGAAATACGGCGTAATGAAAATACATCAATCTTGTAGAGACCAATACCTAGTTGAGAACAGAGTTCCTTATATTGATTCTTTTTAACGTCAATCATCTGCATCAATTGTCGGTAACGCTCAGAACGAGGAATCATCACTCCATCTGGGGCTGTTATATCAATATCAAAAGAGGCATCTGTAGCCAGCGTGTATAGGGCTAGAGTGGAGGCGTTAATAATTACTGGATACTCTTCTACTGCAGGTAGAGTCGCCATAGTGATTGTGCGTCCATAAGAGTCTGTGTGAAAAGTGACGTGTTGAGCAAATGCATCGCAGATGTACTGAGATATTTCAGTCTCTGTAAAGTACTTAAAGTAATTTCCAGCAACGATAACGACGTCACCTGCAGCAGGGGTTGTGTCAAAGACGATATGACCTGTTGCCTCTTCTACCTCTACATCAGTAGATACATCTACTCCATCTACATTGATAGCCAGATATGCACCATCAAGAGGGGAATAGGGAACGAGGAAACGGTTAGTGGTGCCATCAGCCACAAACTGGTGGACGAATGACCGACCAATGTCACCAAGTTCGTAACGTAGGCGGTTTGACATCGTTGCTGCTGTAGCCACTTAACCTCCGTAAAATTACTGTGCCTATCATCTCGTGTAATTAAGAGTTACACAGTGCAAAAAAGGTCCAACCCCCAACTGGGAGGAGGGCGGGAACCAGTTGAGGGTCGGACTACTTGTGACGTCTAGTGTTTAGTTAGGACGCCAAATATATCCGAGTTGCTCAAGGTAAGCCGCAAGATCTGATGGGACTCGATACTTAACGCCAGCCTTAAAGGTGTAAGCATTGCCTACGCCATAAGTCATTTCTTCAATGTCAGTAATTGTACGGATGACAACCATGTCACCTGCAGTTGATACTCCAACATTTTCGATCTCGTCTAGTACGAGTGGGGCATCTGGCTTCTTAGGATCAAAAACATCCTTCTCCAGACTCTCTGCTTCAAGTTGCGTAGCAATAGAGATCTCTTCTGCACGCTTCTTTAATTCTGCTGCGTTCTTCTTTGTTGCTTGTTCTTTAGCACGACCTGTTGCGTCTAAAGGACTTACTGGTGTATTTGCCACGGTATGTATTCTCCTAAGTTAGTTTTTATGATTATGCCCTGGGAGCCAAAGAAGGGGTATGGCTCCCAGGACAGAATCGGGGAAAGATTGGCTATTAGTTTGTGTAAACCTTAACGATAGCCTGGTCGGTGATAACACCTAGACCCCAGATTGCGTACCAAGCAAGAGCGTGCTCACGACCGAAGTCAAGAACTCCACCGTCACGTAGTTCAACTGGGAGAGAGATTGCGTGACCAAATGCGTTGTCACCAATCATGATTGATTCGTAAACTTCAGCACCGTTACCAGTTGCTGTTGTTAGGTAACCCTTTTCTGCTGTGTAATCAGCAGACTCTGGGTTTCCACCTGAACCTGGGGCTGTGTTAGCCTTGACAGGAACGCTGTACTGATCTGCTGGAACACCAACAGATGTTGAAGTTGTGTAAGCAGCGTTAACTGCCAACTTCTTAACCTGTGTTGTTTCGATGAATACTACGTCGTATAGACGACCAATTTCACCTAGCATGAAGTTACCTGGAGCAGCGTACTTTGTAACTTCGATGAACTCTGGGTTCGAACGAATGTCACGTGATTGCTTTGGGTGTACGAATTGTACGTATGTCTCACCTAAGCGAGGGATGTTCTTACCAGCAAGGGTAAGAGCGGCATCCTTAACAGCACCAGTTGATAACTTGTAGTTACCGTCTAGGTCTGAAATTTGTGTTGCTACTGTTCCTTCGTTGTACCAGTCATTAACACCTTCCAGTGATGAACGGTCGTATCCGAAGACTGCTGAAGTTGCAGCAGAAAGTGTGTTGCGTGCTTGTACGTCTAGGTATTGTGCCATGTGGCGACCTAGTAGACGTGAAGCAGAAGCCATAACATCATCAAATGATGCGTTAAGAAGTAGTTCAGATACTGCTACTGCGTAGCCGTGTTCTGCAACTGTGATTGCAATTTGTTCCGCTGTTAAAGCGTTTGTTGTCATACGTACACCTTCAGTAAGAGGTGTAGCGTCAACAGCAAAGTTCTTGTAACGTAGGAAGTTAACACGAAGACCAGGAGCAACTCCTAGTTCAGTCTTCTTAACTGCGAACTGTTCGAAACGAAGGATTGGCATTGCCTGGAACAAAATTTCTTTTGACCAGATTGTTTGAATAGCCTGGTTAAGGCTTGAGTTCGAGCCTGAGTAGGCTGTAGGTGCACCAGCGAGTTGGCCAGTGCCTGTAATTGCAGACGCCATTTAGGGCAGTCCTTTCTTTAGTTGGTTGAGGGTTTTAACCGAAAAGACCCT